GTCCAATCTAATGCAATTTGATGCCATATTGGAGAATCCCGATGAACCCCAATGTGAATATCACTAAATAAAGCTATTTGTTTTTCGTCAAAAAAATTATCAATCATTTATAAGTTATTATATTACACAAATGGAGAATTACTATCTTCGTTATGTTTTTCGTATCTGGTATTTTTTTGGTGTGGTATACTACCAGACTCTGTCAAAATAGAATAAACCTCATCTTGGTATCGTTGGAGGGTGTCATGTTCTTTTTTTTCTTTTTTTATTCTATTTTGAAATGCTCTAAATGCAACTTTAGTAAAATAAGAAAATGGATTGAATCCTTCATCACATTTAAATCTTTTTCTAGTCAATGCTGTTATCATTTTAATGATAGCGTCACCAATCATTTCTTCTTTATAAGAGTATCTTATAAAGTTATGTGCAAAGCCTAGCCTAGTAGCAATTTTTTGAATCATATCGGCTAAATTGGGATCTAAATATCCGTCACCGTAATAAGAACGGATAAGATCTTCCATTTCTTTGGGATCTACATAATTAGGTTTTAATTCTTCTTTGGTTCGACGAATTCTTTTCTTGGGTTTTTCATTGAGAAAAGCAGTGATGTCGAACTCACCCTCTTCATTAAATTCATCTTTCTTTTTTCTTGACATAAAAATATTTTTATATAATACTCTACGTTTTCCTTTAATCAACTTTCTTTTATTTCTGTTACAGTATAGGGTATTTTTTCTTCATCATAAAGGCTCATTCTTTCTATGATGTGGTTATTGCCATACTTTAAATTGTCCCAAATATCAAAAATGGTTGCTCTTTTCTTTGACGAATGTTTGCGAAGAGTTCTGCCAATGGATTGAATAATTTTAATTTTAGCTTTTCCGATAGCAGCAAAAATAATGTTATGAAGATTCTTAATATTGATACCAGTGGAAAATATTTTTGAAATGGCTATACAAACTACATCGTCTTGTTCTTCCATTAATTTTCTAATTTCTTCCCTCTCTTCTACATCCACATTTCCATGAACAAAATAAACACTTTTATTTGTTTTACTTTGTAAAACTCTTAATAGTTCTTCCCCGTGTATGATTCTGTCTACTAAAACTAAAGTATTTTTATCTACTTTGTTTATAATTTTAGTAATAACTGAATTTCTAAAAGAATTGGTTTGTAAAAATTGAATTTCTTCTTCGTAAGCCTGAATGGGATTTATTGCTGATTTGGGGGAAAAATTTGGAAGATTATTGTAAAACAATTTTATTACAGCCACTACTACTTGTGTGATATAATTTTGTTCTCTTAAATCATAAGATTTTTTCTTGTAAATAATTTTACCAAATTTACCCAAAATATTCCATTGATCTAAATTGTCGTCCGGTAAAGTACCCGTAAGACCAAATCTATAAATTGCTGGAATTTGATCTAAAATTTTATTAATCAAATTAGATCTTTTACAAACATGTACTTCATCCACTATTAAAAGACCAATAGTTTTCAATAAAGATAAATCTTGTTTTTCTGATTGTAAAATTTGAACATTAGAAATAAAAATTTTTGCATTTAAATCTGGTTCATATTTTCCAGTCCACATGGTTACGTCTTCTTTAGGGATTCCATACTCTATAAAATCAGCGTAAGATTGGGTAACTAATTGTAAGTTAGGAACCAAGATTAAAGTTTTTAAATTGTGTTGTTTTAAAATAGAAGAAACCAAAGTAGCCATTACTAAAGTTTTGCCCGCGGAAGTTGGTAGTAAAATAATTCCCGATTTATTTTCTAATGCAGATAATACGGTTTCTTCCTGATAGTCTCTTAACGGAAGGTTCAATTTAACTAATTCTTTTTGTAAAAGAGGGGATTTAATAATTTCTTTAAAAGAATCTTTAAGGGTGATATTAAAAGGAATGTGTTGTTCTTTTAAGAAATCTATAATTGAAAAAATAAATCTAGGTTCAAATCTTCCTTGGGGTGTAATTACATATTTTCTAGTGGGGGGTCTATAACCTACAGAAAATCTTCGTTTAAACGCCTGGTCTTTATCTTCCACTGAAAAATGTTCTCTTATAACAGTCAAATAATCAGTTATTAAAATTCCTCTCTTTCTGCCTGAGTCATAATCCACAATAATTTCTGTCATAATTAAGTGGTCTCTAGCTTAGTTATTTCAATTAAATTTTTTAAATCGAACGAGATAGATCTAAAATTACTTTCAATTTTAGTCAAGTATTCTACAAGAAGTTCATTTTCCACAATTTGTTCGTCTATTTTAACAATAATCGGATGATTATCAGATGCCGCATAAACCGTTTTAGAACTTAAACCTATAGGTGATTCTTCTTGCATTTTTTCAGTGATTTTTATTTGAGCTTGTTTGCGTAGTTTTTTAAGCTTATTGATTTCTTGTTTATGAAACATTAAACGACCCACCCAGTAGTGCCTAGTGGCAGGTAAATCCATTTGAATTTGTTTCATATTAAACTCATCAACTGTTACATACTTTTTAATCTCTTGTTCATATTTTTCGAACAAAGAAACTGCAGATTCTTTTTGATCATCCATAAATAGATTTTATTATTACCGCAAAATGAAATCTTTCAAACAATTTTTTTTAAAAGAAGAAGGAAATATGGCTGGTGGTGAAGGTTCTGTTTTAGGGCCTAATGCTTCTAAACCCTACGGCGACAACACTGCAGGTGATACCCGAATACCTTTTAGTATTTTTGGTAAAAAAGTTCAAAAAAGACCCCCATTCGATAAAAAATCTAAAAGGAGAAAGAAAAAATAATGGATTTAGGTCATTGGGTATTATCTGAAGGAGTTTATTGCTCTAATGAATTTTTTGGGTTTATTTACGAAATTACTAATACAATCACTGGTAAATTTTACATAGGTAAAAAACAATGTTTACGTAAAATTAAAAGAAAACCTTTAAAGGGTAAAACCCGTAATAGAATTGACCATAAAGAATCTGATTGGAAATCATATGTTGGGTAATCTAATGATCTTTTAGAAGATATTCAAAAATACGGAAAAGAAAATTTTACCTTTAAAATTTTAAAACTTTGCAATTCTAAATGGGAATTAAGTTATTTTGAAGCTAAAGAACAAATGGCTAGAGATGTTTTATTAATTGAGGGATCATACAATGGCATTCTTAACCTCAGAATAGGGAAAGCTCCAAAATCTTTCTTAAATATACAATAAATGGATTTAATTTGCGAAAAAACTCTCATAAAACAAGCAGTTAGCAGATGCATGTACTGTAATTCAACCAGTTACGGTAAAGGATGTCGTTATGCTCCTGGTGGGGTGTATTTTCACCCTAATGACCCCAAAAAATGTTCTTATTGTGGGTCTATAAGTTTCGGTAAAGGTTGCAAATTAAACCCATTTGATAATCTCCATTTACACGGGATTAACTATAATTCTATGTTTAAAGAGTCATTAAAAAATAATTTTATTATTGAACAACTTAATAAAAAAATTACAGATTACGAAGCTTATAAATTAGGTATCGTTGATGAAAATGGAAACAAAATCAAAGAACCTTTAACAGTGGCTGAAAGAAATGCGTATTCACCAACCACAAAAACTTTTTTAAAAATTAAAAAATATCTTGGTTCTAAATGGGATTTGATTCATAATATGATGGTATTAGAAAGTGAATCAAAAATGGAATATAACAAAGAAACCCACCAAAAGTTTTTAAATTTTGAATCTAAAATACAAAATTTGATAACTCAATTACATGAATTAACTAATGAAGCTTTAAATGAAGGTTTAACTTTAGAGCAAGTCGAATCATTCTTTAAATAAGCCATGTATAAAGAATTTCCTGTTTCTAGAGTCTGTGTAATAGACTACTATCCTTTATTAGCATCTGCCGTTAGAGATACTATGCAGATATGTAAAAAATACAGTATTCCCTTTAACACCACAGGACAAACCTCTAAAGACGTCCAAAGATTTTTTTATCATTATTGTTTAGAAAAATTTTGTTCTGAATATAAAAAATGTCCTAGTAAATTTGAAAAGGTACTAGTGGTTTACCCTCTACCTCATCATTTTCCCTTTTCTAAACAAAATTTAGAC